CGAAGCGGCCAGGCACGTACGCGACTTCGCCACTGACTCACGCGGGGAGAGATGGGCGGCCTGCCCAGGCGCACATGGGCGAAGCGCAACGTCCCTGCGCAGTGTTCTGCTACGTTGGAGAGGCAATGCCCAAGCGCGAATCGTACCTACTTCTGGCGGGGACGTAGTAATAAAGCACATACATGGAACAAATCAACATCAAACCTGGTGACGTTGTGCGACTGAAAACCGGAGGCCCAGTCATGATTGTGGAGAACACCGCGAGCCTTCAAGGACACGCCACGTGCGTCTGGTTCGACTTGCTCAAGTCGAGATCCACTGCCGACGATAACATAGAGATTTACGGCGCACTGCATCGCGAGCAGTTCCAGATGTGTGTCCTGGATGTTCTACCGAAAAACTCCACGATGTTCAGCGGCTAAACCCATGCCAGCCACCGCCGTAGTCGTATCCGGAACCCTCTACGCCCGCTGCCAGCGCGGCCACGATACCGAGTGCAAGCCGCACCGGTCCGCGCGCGCTAACACACCCAAGGGCAAGACTGTCTGGGAAGTGCCCGACGACTGCCCGAAGTGCGGGGGCATGATCGTGGCGACCTGGCGCGCAGCCATCAAGGCGCCGCTGATCGAGATTGCAAGCTGATGCCAGGCACTACCCGCAGAAAGGCAATTCGGCTCACGCAAGAGGAACTGATGGCGCTGGTCGCCGGCCGGTCGGACGCCGAGATCGCGGCACACATCCGGAACCTTGCCGCCGCTCACCGCCCGCCGCGGCTCATCAACAACGACACCGTGCTGAACATGGCTGAGTGGGGCTGCTCGCTCAGGCAGATCGCGGCCAGCCAGGGCATCACCGCGCGCGCTCTCGAACAACGCCTGAAAAAAGACAAGCACTTCGCCGAACTAATCGAGATGGGACGCGACCGCGGCGATGCGAAGCTGCTGGGTGTGGGCTTCCGCGAGGCCATGAAGGGCAACATGACCGCGCGCATCTGGCTCGGCAAGCAGCGGCTCCACGAGCGCGAGAACTGGGAGATCACTGGCGCCGGAGGCGGTCCGATCCAGGTTGAGCACAGCGTCAAGCCGGACTTCAGTCGGCTATCTCTCGAAGAGAAGCGGCAACTCTTGGTGGGATTGCAGAAAGTCATTGCGCCGCCGGTGTCCCACGCTAATGGCCACGCAGCCAACAGCGCGGCTACATACGAAGTGATCGACGCCGAAATAGTTGAGGACTCGGCAGCATAATGGCCCCCGCTATCCAGCAGCAAGACCCGCTCGCGTCCTACTTCGAAGATTTCGAGCCGCAGGAGTTGTATGCTGAGCTGGCGATCGATATCGAAAAGCAGGAATGCGAAGAGAGCCTGGCGAACTTTGTGCGTGCCGCCTGGGCCGTGTTGGAGCCAGGTCGCGTGCTCGATTGGTCGTGGCACTACGATCTGATCTGTGAGTATCTGACGATGGTGCGGGACGGCACGGTCCACGACCGATTCCCCAACGCAGCCGGCATGATATTCACGGTTCCGCCGCGGACTCTAAAGTCGATCCTGATTACGATCTGCTTTCCGGTGTGGTGCTGGCTTACCGACCCGTCGCGCCGGTTCATGTGCGCGTCCTACTCGGCTCAGCTGTCCGCAGAGCACTCCGTCAAGCGCCGCGACTTGATCCAGTCCGAATGGTTCCAGAAACGATGGGGTGACAGGTTCACTCTCAAGGGTGACGTGAACCGAGTCAACCAATTCGACAACGATAAGACCGGACAGATGATCGCGATCAGCGTTGGCGGACAGGGACTCGGCAAGGGCGGCGACACTGTGATCTGCGATGACATCCTGAACCCGCAGGAGGCCGCGAGCGACATCGAGCGCACCACGGCCAACAACTGGCTCGACAATACCGTCCGCTTCCGCATCAACGACCCGGCATCCGGGATGATCATCATCGTGATGCAGCGCCTTCACGAAATGGACCCCGTTGGCTATGTGCAACAGCAGGAGCCGGGCCGCTGGCTACATGTCAACGTGCCGAGAGAGGCGGAACAGACTGAGACGATTACTTTCCCGGCTTCTGGCCGCGTATTCGTGCGCCCCAAGGGAGACATCCTCCAGCCCAAGCGCTGCCCGCCTAACGTCGTAGCTTCGATGAAAGTCCTGCGCATGGTCTGGGCCAGTCAGCAGCAACAAAGGCCGGCGCCACTCGAAGGCAATCTCATCAAGCGAAGCGATATCAAGTTCTACGGCGGGCGAGATCCGCTTACGCTGAAGCCCGACGAACCCTTGCCGGACCAATTCGACTCAGTGCTGATCTCGGCTGACTGCGCGTTTAAAGACCTGAAGACCTCTGACTATGTGGCCATCGGGGCAGTGGGTGTCAAGGGGCCGAAGCGCTACATTCTCGAAATCGTAAATGCTCACCTTGGCTATTCGGCCACAAAAGATCAGATTCGAAGCATGCGCGAAAAGCACAAAGCCGACCGGGTGCTGATCGAAGACAAAGCCAATGGATCGGCAGTAATCAGCGAGCTGATCCTGGATCTGCCGGGCATTATTGCAGTCAACCCACAGGGCGGCAAGACTTCGCGCCTCATGGCTGTGTCTGGAGAGTGGCAAGCGAGTAACTGGTACATGGACCGCAATGCTGCGTGGACCGAGCCGGCGATCACCCAACTGATAACCTTCCCGAACGCGGCAAATGACGATATTGTCGATTGTCTGTCCCAAGCAGGAACGTATCTCCAGCAGAACAGCTTCGGCATCCTGGAGTTCCTCAAGCAGGAAGTGGCAGCGCTTCAGCCCGACGCGCAGACGCGCCTACTCAGCGGACTTACGCCGCAGAGCAACCCGTTCGCGGGAGTGTTCGGCTAACCATGCGCGACGCCTACCTGCTCCTCGCCGAACTAAACCGCCTGCTGCCCATCGGGCCGGGCGAAGATTGCCGCCACGCATTGAGCATTCATCCCGACGGCCGGCTGGCGATCGTGGTCTGGGTCCGCGAGGTGGCGGTGCTGCCGAGCCGCAAGGGCTGGCGCGAGTTCTTTCTGGACGATACCGAGTGGGAAAAAGCGCCAGGCCTGCTGGCCCATGAGATTCACGATGCGGTGGTGTTGACCTACGGCGAGCCACTGGCGCTGAGGCTGCACATTTCTGGAGATGGGACAAACACTCCGACGCCGATCTTCACCAGCCGCATGCAGGCGCTGGGTGAGCGACTGACAAACAGGAGAGTAATTTTATGAAAAACCTGAAGAGCAACCCGCCGTCCCTGATCGCCGCGTGTAGCGTGCTTTACGCGATGGTGCTTTCCGTGATCGTTCTTGCTGTTATGTCCTACGCCCAGACGCCCACCCCGCGCCCGACCGTCTTCAATCACACAGTCCAGGTCACCCGCACCGCGATCTCGACCGCGAGCCCGGCGCCTTGCATCATCGGGCCGAATGCCGGCTGTGGCATGGTGGTAAAGACGCCGAACGGCGGCCCCGACGCGACGCCGTATCTGTGCGCGGTTGAGTTCGTCGCCAACGGCCAGACAATTACCATGTCGGACGGCCAAGGGAACTCGCCGTACAATGCCGTGCTCGGCTCAAGCGGCACAGTGACGAACTACACGTGGGGGGCGCCGACGCAAGGAGCGTGCGTTGCCTACGTGGGGGGGATAACACTTGCCGCGAGCGCCGCTGGCGCGCTTGTGTCTATGACCGTGGTGTACAACGCGCCATGAACCCCAGCATCCCAATCGCACTTCAAGTGCTCGCCGGCGATCTACCGCCGATGCGCCAGGCCAACGCCGACGCGGTGCGTCCGCCCACCCTGGAAGAAATCTTCCACGTACCTGGCATCCGCGTCCATGATCCCGTGCTCGAAGCCGAGGAGCGCAAAGCCTCCGAGCCCATGCAGAAGCGCCAGGGCCGGCTCATGTACCGCGCGGCGCTGCGCAACCTGGGCGGCCGGTGGCAATGCCAGTGCAAACTGACCAAGTGTGCTAACCTGATTTCGGCGAATAAAGACTTTTGCCGATCATGCGTGGAGGTGATGAAGGCGATGACCAGCCCGGAGATTTTGCAGGAGCAGTTTGAGGAGTGGAAGTCGGCGCTCTCGTCGTTGCAAGCGCCTGATCGTTATGACCTTCGCAGCGCCGAACTCTTCCTCGACTTCCTGATCGCGCAGTCCCGCAAGGCCGCGGAGATTTCCGCAGAGGTGAACTAACATGCTATTCGATTGCCGGCTGGAATGCAGCCACGTCGTGAAGAAAGAACTGCCGAGCCCGCCGACTTCGCCCTCGCACCTGGCGCTCGATTGCCCGACCTGCCACGGCAAGTTTCATGTGCTGGAGGTAACGGCGGACCTGTCAAAGCCGGTCAAGACGGAGGTCGTACACTTCCCGTCTGGCGATGTGCTCACGCACACGTACGCGGCGGCGGACTTTGATCCGCTGAGCATCGACACGAGTGGCGAACCGAGCGTCGTCGAGTTCGGGCATGACCACGAATACGCTGAACCGCCGAAGCCCGGCAACGAGCCTAAACCCGGCGGTCACAGTGGGTCAGACTGATGGGCAGTATCGGCTACAACGTCCGCATGATCGTCCTGGGGCTCGCCAAGGGCATCGTCGGACTGCTGCTACATCCGAGTTTGCTCACTCTGCTGGCGTTCGCCGCGGCTGTCACGGCGGCATATCTTCAGTGGGGCCGCGTCGGCGGACTGATCGCGTTCGCAGTGCTCGCCTGGGTGACCGCCATGGCCAACGCGAAGCCGCCAACGACATGAGAACATTCATCCACGCCTACGCTCCGAGCGCGCGCTACTTCTGCACCTGGATGCCGCTGCGCCTGACGCCGGTGCCCGCGTTCGTGGCCTGGCGGAATGGGTTGAACTGACCGACTCCTGAATCTCGACACCCTCTTGCCTAACCTCGCAGAAGGCTTCCTCAAAGCGTTGCTTGGCCCGAACGAAACGGGCACAAGACCGCCGTCCAACCTGCCTGCCGGCGCCCAGGAGATCCCCATCTCCCCGGCCGACGTGTCGCTGGCTTACGGCGCGCGCACGCTGATCGACTCGGTGGCGAACGATCCGTGGTTCGGTTTTGGGCCCTCGCAGCCAATGCAGCCGCTCGCTCCTGCCGGCACGATGCCGCGGACGCGTGACTATCAGTTCGGCTCGAACCTGTATTTCGCACCGCGCACCGAGGACCCCGGCTACATCAGCTTTTCGCAATTGCGCATGCTCGCGCTCTACGATATCGTGCGCCTCTGCATCGAGACCCGCAAACAGCAGATCCTCAAGATCCCGTTCCAGTTCCGCACCGAGCGCGAACCTGGCGAGAAGAACAGCCAGTACAACAAACGCAACCTAGGAGACGACCGCGTCGTCTATCTCAACACCTTCTTCAAGTTCCCGGACCATGAAAACTCGATCCTCAACTGGATCAATATGCTCTGCGAGGAGATCTTCGTCACTGACGCGCTGAGTATCTGGCCGGTGCTCGATGACGATAACAAGGTTCTGGCGCTGAGGCAGATAGACGGCAGCACTATCAAGCCGCTCCACACTCCGCAAGGCTGGCGACCGGCGGCGCCCAACCCGGCCTATCAGCAGATTGTGAAGGGCGCGGTAGCATTGAACCTGACTGCCGGCCTGTGCCCCGACTGTCAATCGAAAGGCTGGCACAGTAATGCGCTGGAAACCTCGGTTATTCAGACATGGGGCGGCCCGATGCAGACCAAGCGCGGGCGCTGCACGCCGCTGATCTATTTCCCATTCAATCCGACAGTGAATAAGTTTTACGGATTCGGGCCCACAGAACAAGTCATCCGCACGATCATGATGGGCATGGGCCGGACAGTGAGTCAGGCATCGTGGTTCAATGAAGGCAACATCCCCGAGGCCATCGCGTGCGTGCCGGATACGTGGGGCCTGGAACAGATCAAGCAGCTTCAGGCGTTCATGGACCAGCTATCCGGCGACATTTCCATTAAGCGCCGCGTGCGCTTCATGCCGGCCCTGAGTCAGTACATTCAGACCAAAGAAGCCGTTCTCAAGAACGACTTCGACGAATGGCTCGCGCGCGTATGCTGCTATGCGTTCAACGTCGCGCCGACGCCGCTCATCCGGCAAATGAATCGCGCAACCAGTCAATCAAGCGCCCAGGCCGCACTGGAAGAAGGCACGCTTCCCACACTCGGCCGCATTGCCGAGGTCATCACTACCGCCATCCGGCAATACTTCGGCAAGGAATTTGCGGACATCGAGTTCGCCTACAAGCTGGACGATCAGAGCGACCCAGCCGTCCAGCAGAAGATCGCCGACGGGCACCTGAAGGACGGCGTGTGGTGCATCGACGAAGTTCGCGACGACCAGGGCCGCGAGCCGCTGCCCAATGGCGCCGGCGCTATCTTCCGCGTGTACACGCCGCAAGGCTGGACGCCGATCGACCAAGTGGACGATCTCGCGCAGAGCAACCTCGATGCGGCGCAGGCGAAGGTCGAGCAGATAAAGAATCCGCCGCCTCCGACAATGCCGGGGCAAGTGGCCGCGGGGCAGAAGCCACAACAGAAGCAGATCGCCGCGCCGAAAGACTCCGCGGCTGAGAAGCTACTGAAGGCGCTGCCGGCGCCGCGGCCGATGAGCCTAAAAAAAAAGGCCATACTTGGCCTACTGAAGTACACCTACGGCAGCACGCAGATCAACATCGACTCCGCTACTAGCATCGGCCTGCAAATGCAGATCCTCAGAGACTCCATCTCGGACGAGCAACTCGCTGGCAAGGGCCGCGAGACGCAGGGCCATGTGACTGTCCGCTACGGCATTCAGGGTGCCAAGACTGACGGCATTCGGACGTTCTTTCAGGGGCTCGCGCCGTTCGATATCCAGTTCGGGATGGTGCGCGTGTTCCCGCCGACAACGAACAGCGACGATGCGGCCGTCGTGCATGTCCAGGTGATCTCGCCGGAATTGGAACTCATCAACGCGGCGCTACCGGACTACGGTAGTTTCAAGGATGCGGACTTTGAGTACCATCCGCACGCCACGCTCGCCTATGTGAAGCCTGAGTTCGCGAACCTCTACGACGGCATCGGCACGCTCGACGGCATGACCTACCGCGTCGAGTCGATTGCCATCTGCCCCAAGGAAGACAATGAGCCGGCGGAGATCGTGCAGCTTTGCAGGAAAGAGCCGCTGGCGGAGAAGCTGGCTAAGTACAGTGAAGATCAGCCGCGCGTGCCAGCAGGCGAGCCGGGGGGCGGGGAGTTTGGAACAATCGGCGAGCCTGTCAAATTCGCGCCATCGGAAAAGATGCGTATTGCGATGGAAAACCATCGTGGCGGAAGTCTGGAGGCTCAGCGCATCGCGGATCAGCAGGAGCGAATCATCAGCAAGGCGCTTGGGCTTCCGCGCACGCCGGACAACTCGCCATTCGATTTGCGCAGCGCCAAGATAGGTGTGGAGTGCAAGACCATGGTGGAATCGAAAAACGGCAAGGTCACCATGAACAAGGACGCCATCGGGCGCAAGGTGGCGGATGCCAAAGGGCCGCCTCCGCTCAAGTACTACACCGTGGTTGCCGACAAGCGTGGCGGCAGCACCCAGTATTATTACAAGGCGGGTGTTGGCAGCTTTAACGTAAGCGCCATGACCAAAACCAACCTTACGGAGTTGCGGGGCATCCTGCGGGGTAAGCATTGAGCTACGAGCTTATCGGCGACTCCGGCGAGAGCCTGGGGCAGTTTGCCAGCGGCATGGGCTATGCGGCCCTGATCGCGGCGGGCAAAGCGCAACCCGCGCTGCATTCGCTGTTCCTGCACGGCGGCTCCTACGACGTGCCAGCGTGCGTGACCGCCCTGCGTGTCATGGAGGGCCACGACGATAGCGCTGTGGGCGACACTGCGCGGGCGTTGGCGATCTTGGCGGATGGGCAGGAGTGGATCGTCATCAGCAACGGGGTCGTGAGTGATCCGCTTGAGCCGGCGGAGAAATCTGCGCACGCCACCCTCCGCAAATCCAGCCCGCCCATCGCCAGTCCCGACGACAACAGCCCGGCCGCAGTCGCCGCGCGCCGCCTGATCCGCCGCGCCGCCGAGGAAGCACTGACAGACCTGCGCATTGCCAACGTCGATGACATCGTAGCCGCCTATGAGAACGAAGCAAGCGCCGATGCAGTGGTTGAAATTCTGGACTTTGGCCCCCTAGACGGGATGGTTGAGCCCGTATCGGCCGCACTCCGGGACGTACTGGCGGCTGCTGGGCAGCGGGCACTGGAAGACCTCCACATCGACGACACGGCAATCGTGGACCTCGTTAACGACGATGCCATTCTCTGGGCGGATACGCGGGGTGCTGAGCTTGTGGGAAAGAAGTGGGTCGACGATGAACTGGTCGACAACCCAGACGCCCGCTGGGCCATCTCCGAAAGCACCAGGGACGACATACGTGAATTAGTCTCTAACTCCTACCGCGATGGCGTGACGCCGCGGGACTTGGCGAAGCAGCTTCAGGAGGCTTACGATTTCAGCCTCGCGCGCGCGAAGGTGATTGCTCAAACTGAGACCGCTAAGGCGTCCGTGTCTGGAAGCCTGATGGGATGGCGCCGCAGTGGTGTTGTTCAGGGGAAGTCGTGGCAAGTGAGCGATGACTACGATCAGGACGACGAGTGCGGAGACAACGAAGACGCTGGCGTGATAGCGCTCGACGATGACTTCCCGAGTGGCGATGATGGGCCGCCGGCCCATCCGTCGTGTCGATGTGCCCTGGTCCCAGAACTTTACGGCGAAGAAGGCGGCGCAGACGAAACCGGCGAGACTGCCGACGAAGACGAAGCATGAAACCCCAGACCCAACAACCCGAACCCCTGCGCCCGCCCGTCGTAGTGCCCGGCGCCTTCACCGATCCCGTGCCCATGCCGGAGATCGAGGAAGAAGACAACTACGAGAACAAGCTGCACCAGCCGGCCGGCCCGCAGATCGAGGACCGGCTGGAGATGCCGCTACGCAAAGAAGCTGAACCGGCGCCCGAACCAACACCAGCGCCCCAACCCGAAAGGCCCACACATATGAACGCTGCACAGATCGAAGCACAGACGCGCGAACCACTCAGCATGGCGAAGAGGGAACTTGCCCGTTGTGAGGGCGAAGTCTCCAAATCCCGCGCCGAGTATCAGGCGAAGAAGGCCGCGCTAGAAGAGGCGCAAAAGACCATCGCGGCATTTCATACCGGCCAACAGCAGGCGCTCGATCGGTACCAGAAGGCTTGCGAAACTGAATCGCACGTCAAGCAGCGCATCAGTGAATTGGAGAGCGTCGCCACGCAGGCGCACGTATCGCGCACTGGCGCGGCGGTGACGAAGTAGCCATGCGCGAAATAAGAGACCACATCGTCGAAGGCGACTTGCCCCAGAACCAATTGGCGCTGAAAGTAATCGATGAACCAGGCTCCGGCGGCGCAAACCATCGCTACGAGATTTCGTGGCCCGGCGGCGTGTCGCTTGATGACAACGGCAAGAACGTCGTCGGCACGCGCACCCTCCTAATCGAATTCCAGAACGGGCCGATCAAAGAGGCCGGACTGAATGGCGTGACGCAGGAAGTCCTGCTGGCTATCGTGATCGACAGGCTGAAATCGTTCCAGGCCGGGCCATTCCCGTCGCACTACAACGAGGAGGCTTTGTTCCAGGCTCAGAACTGTCTGTTCAACTTGCAGGGCCGCACGCGCGAACGCATTGCCCGCGGCGTCGAAGGCAAGACCGAAAAATAAAGGAGAATCGAAATGCTGTTATTGCTCGTAATCCTGCTTCTATTATTCGCCTTCGGCGGATACCACGGCTACAACAACTATCCGGCGTACCGGCCGGGCATCGGGATTGGCGGCATCATCCTGCTCTGCCTGCTGGCCTGGTTTCTGCTGGGCGACTTCGGCGGCTACGGCTACCATCACTATCGCTGGTAAAAACCATGACATATAACTGTCAACTCGAATGCGGCCACGTCCTCAAGGCCGAACTGAAGGCGCCGCCCGCCTCCGCATCTGAAGTCCACCTGAAGTGCGACCTCTGCCACGGTCTGTTCCACGTGCTGCGGGTGACGTCCACCGAGGCATTCCCGGTACCCACACCGATATCTTCGGCGCAAGCGGAGGCGCCAAGACTCAGGATTCACGGCGTACCGACCGCGCAAGAGGTCCTCGACGCCGGCTACGCGTTCCAATCCGTCGACGCGATCATCGAAGCTTCGCGCGTCAAGGACAC